TTTATTTTTGTATATCTTATTGTAAGATTAATGGTAAAAGCATAATCAGTATAAGTTACAGGTATGGTTATAGTACCTGTATTCGCCATAGCAGTTCCTGTTGCCGCAAGAACCGTTATAACGGAACCATCATATGAAACAGTCATACCGCTGTATGATGATATGGTTCCTATTGAGAAAGCCTTTGGTGCTGTCCCTTTATATGCATGTATAGTGCACGTCTCCGTCTGCACGGATGCTATGTTACCCGTAGAATCTGCCGTAAATGTTATATTGTCATTATCAATCCATGCCGTATATCCGGACTGGTTTGATACTATCCCTACTGTTTCGGTATCATATTTTACCGTAACACCGCCTGCTTCATAAAGCTCTGCTTTTACAAGAATAACAGAAGAAGAAGGCGTGTATTCATGGTATATCTCGTCTGCTGATGATTCATATTTCTGTGTATAAGTAGTTCCATCTGTAGACTCATATATAATAAATCTACCTGAGTAAACAGTTAATGAACTATCATATGCCTTTGTATATCCTGAAAAAGTAATAGTTGAAGGACTTAAAGTACCTGATGCGTCACGGATCAATACTCCTGCACTTGATGATATAAAAGTCTGTGATACTGATGTTCCTGACTGCACTGCCGCTTCGGCCGCCGCCTTGTTTATATCATTCTGATTAACGGTAAAATAAAGATTGGATACATCATCAATGCTTGCTGGTTTGTTAAGATGTGAATTATATGAAGGAAGTTTTGCTCCATAATTATAAAGACTCGCATCATATGTGATAAGTGTCAATTTAAACTGATTTTTCTCAGAATGGGTAATTTTACTTATTTTATATTGTGCAGTTATATCATCAACTTCACCGAAGGCGACAATATCACCAGATGAAGGAAGATATGTTATTACAGAAGAAGCCTCGTCATAAGGTTTCCCCGTATCTTTTACGATCTTTACTGCAAACACAACCTGATTTGTGGTACCTATGGTAGGTTTTACAATAGTTCCGTCTGTTTCCGTAATTCCTGCTATTGTAGCCATACGGATAGATACAACTCTGCTTGACTGCCATTGTGCTGGCTGTAATATTTTTACTCCCTGTACGCATTGTCCCGAAGTATTTGTTTCCCCTGTATACTCGAATGTATTGTCGCATATGAATCCGTATATATAATTATCGTCTTCTATGAGAGACTGTATGTGTCCGCCGTGATCTGTGCCTATAAGTATATTCAGATCCTGAACATCAACCACATCTCCAATCATCATTGAATATCCGGGGGCACCTACGGTTCGTGTTATAACTTCTTTGTTTATTTTTGTAGTACCGAGGAAATATCGTGCAATACTCCATGCCTGATAGGTATTTGTAACATATTTCAAAGATAGATCGGTTATGTCTTTCAATGGATTTGTATAATTCTCACCATCATCCATTGCGTACAGAACATCTTCCTGATATCCGTCGTCTTCGTTTGGATATGTCATCTTATAACCGGATGGCGTATCTGCAAATGATATTGAGTTTGAAGCATCAAGACAGTTTGACTGGTTTATAACACCCACAGAATAATCATTTGCCTTGTCTATCACTATAGTAAGACGCATAAGGTTGTCTATTGTATAGACGCTTCTTGCACTTATACATATATTACTTAATATATCGTCCAGTTTTGATGCGGTGTATATGTATCCGTTGCATCCGAATACCATATGACGTATATTTGTTCCACCGGATACATATTCATCATCGTATTCGTCATAGGTTGAACCGTCAGTAACATCCTGACAGAACTTATATGCTTCTGTCACCGACTGCATGTTTATGTTTCCGGTAGCAATATTGCCTGATGAATCTTTGTTCTGTGCATAATATTCAAGAGATTCACGTTTAAGAAGTATTCCGCATGTTGCAAGCAGGAACATACTCGCAGGATTATTGGTCACATATTTAGTATTGAGTGCATCGGACAGTATATACACAGAAGGCTTGTAATCTGGAATAATACAGCACTGATCTGCATTGCCCGATCCGCCTGATGTTGACAGAACAGTAAACGTGCTTTTATCTATTGTTACTATGTTTCCGTTTATTGCTATGTTTTCATTTCCTGATGCATATATATAATAATTATCAGAGCATATACTCTTTGGAGCAACTGATATCGACAAAGAAGAAATAACAGACGGAGTAGCACCTGTGCTTATTTTAACTATTGTACGATTGGCATAACCTGCTCCATAAATATATGCACCGTCTATGTACATGCTGTATAATAAAGTCGGCAATATATCTTGTGATGATATCAAGGAGTATGATGAATTATATACTTTTATAATAGTATTACTTACTGATACATATAAATAAGTCCCGTCAGCACATAACCCGTAAGGATGTGAACCTACTGTTAATGTTTCAACAACAGTAAGTGACGAATTATCTATAGCACTTACCGTTGTGTCACCGGTATTGGATACATATACCAAACCGCTGTTTGAACACATTTCTATAGGGCCGTTCCCTACTGAAATTGTTTTTATCACAGACAATGATACTGGACTTATAACACTAACGCTGTCTGAATTTATATTTGATACATATACATATGTTCCATTATAATGGCATCTTGACGGATTTGATCCTACTGAAATTGTTTTTTTAATGCTGAATGATGATTTATCTATTACATAGACTTTTCCAGATTCATAAGCAGCTGCATATATATATGTTCCATCATAACATAATCCTCTTATAGAAAGACCACCTGTTACTTTTGTCGTCGTTCCTTTTGAATGGCTGTTATAAATATACAGGTTTCCGTCTGTAAGACTTTCGTTGCCTGTAAATATAAATGATAAAGGAACAATACTCGTAGGAGAACCGAACACTTCGCTTTTTATCTGTGCTATCATGTCGCTTCCGGCATCATATTCTATAGCTTCGGTTCCTGCCTGTCTTGCCGCTATATACTGCGCTTCTGTAAGGGACGCTCCCATCTCATACTTACCAAGAGTTGTGTTATATATAGGAGCACCGTAATATTTCTTAGTATTTGTAACTATTTCAGGATACCATGTTTTGTCAGTGTCATTGTATTTAGGAGCAAGACTTTCAGCATCTACAGAAAGTTTATCCATCTCACCTGATATCTCTCCAGTACTGTCTGCCTTTACTTTAATTGCGATATAACATCCGTTTGCAAGATTGGTATCATTACATGGTCTTAATACATAATTATCTATAGAAGCTGGTAGAGATCCATTTGTCTTGTAATAATCAGATAATTTGTCCTTGTCAAAACATTTAGAAGTAAGATAGTTCCATTTAATACTTTCTATATATGACCAAGTTCCATTGCTTGAACTGTCTGTAGACTCCTGTGCACAGTACTGCGGAGAAAGACGTATGACACGTACCTGAAGGGTTGTAAGGTCTGCATACTTGTTTCCACCTGAGTCTTTTATAATTCCTGCTATTTCAGCGCATTCGGTAACTGTAAATGTTTTCGTAGCGACAAGTCTTATCTGTGTTACGCCTGATCCGGTTTCATCCTCAAGAGGAGACAGATTGAAAGCCTTCCCGCCTATCCATCCGTCATTATAATTGGTATCAATATCATCCCCTTCATGATAATCTGATTCTGCGCTTCTCGCATCAGAAGTATAATCTGACAAATATATAAAATTGTTTAAGGATGTAAAATCTTTCCATCCTCCGTCATAAGTTGCATCGCCTTTATAATATTCAGCACTGTTATAAGTTTCTGTACTCTCTTTATAGAAACGATACTGTAAAGCAACCCAGCACGGCATTGTTTTATATACTATCTTTGATTTTTTGTTGGAAGTCTCGCTTCTTGTTCTGTAAAATCCTGAAGCAAGATAAAGTTCTACGGATATCTCATACGGGCATGTCTGTGTAAATTTAACCGTATTGGTTCTATACCCGGATGCAAGTTCTGTTCCTCCATACTGTATTGATGATAATTCTGTATCATATATATGAAGCACATATGAGTTTATCTGTTCTGCTATTATTTTTTTATTATATAAAGTTCCGTAGTCTCCTCCCTTTTGGAGTATCTCAAGCGAGACATCATTGTATCTCCATTTGCTTTCTATATCACCTGTTGTATCTGAATACCCCCTGAGTATTCCGTGCATAACGGTATCATGATTGCCTGATGTTACATCCTGATTTCTTGCAAGATAAATATCTCCGAGTTTAAAATCAGTGAGTTTTAGCGGGCCGTATCCTACACAGTAAAGAAGCGTCTCATATATAACAGTTCCCCTGTCTCCTGATATATCATAAAAAGGTGATCCTGTAATAAACGGTGCAATATGCTGTTTTCCCATTACAAAAGGAATTGTATTGCCTATTATAGTCTCGTTTTTTGCATTCCGTATATTCGGTATCTCTTTTAAAGATTTTCCGCTGCTGTTTGAACCATCGTTAAGGCTGTTCTTAAGAGCGTTCCAGACCGTTTCAGGCAGATATGCACCTGCAACAAAACCAAGTATTCCTGTGGCGGCAAGACCTATGCCGCTTTCCACAAGAAGTCCTCCTATTGTAGCTCCGATTCCATAAGAAGCGACAGAAAGAACTATACCGCCCACGATTAACAAAACTCCCGCCGCCGTTGTTGCTATGTTTTTCCATATAGAAGCAGTATCTCCGTTACCGGGATAAAAAGTAACATTTACAATATCATTTTTTTGTATTACATAATCAAGCTGTTCATCTATTCCGTTTACCAGTATTACTGCATTAAGATAATCATCGTCATCTGAAATTTTTGCATATGTTGTTTCTCCGGTATCACAGTCATATACTTCCACCATACCTTTATTGAAAGAAGGTACATCAAGTTCTGAAAGACATTCATTTATAGTTATGCCTTCTTCGACTTCTTTTTCCTGTGATTCATCAGAGAATATATTTTTGTTTACTCTTATCAGCGCCATGTAAAATACCTTCTGTTCGTCCTGAAATATGTTAAAAGACAATCGACGTGAACCCCGTGTCTGTCACAATGCATGAACATATTATTTCCTAAATATATTCCAACATGTACCGATTCACCTTTGCTGTTATAGAACACCACAGTATCATATTCCGCTACAGGATATGTAACTTCCTTTATATTGTCCGTCAGAAGTTTTTCGACATCTGGTTCATGTCTGTTGAATGTTTCTTCTTTTGTATCTTCGTAATCAATTACAGGAACATAATGTCCACCTATTTTCTCACCATATGCATAAAAACCATAGCAGTCAAATCCTTCAGGTGTATGCCCTTTTTCTTTGTATGGTATCCCGGCGAGTTCTCCCAATTTCATCAGTCTGCCACCGCAGGAAACATATCTCTTGTTGCACTATCACGGGGAACATTAAGAGAAAGTGATTTATATGCAATAAGAGGGAACGAAGCTGTTTTACCATTATATGTCGCCGTTTCCATAATGAATTTATAATTTGACAACGGATAAAAATACAGCTTTTTGCTGCTACCTTCTCCGTCCCATTTTGCAAATACCGCAACAAGTTTCAACGTGCATTTTATCTTTACAGAACGGAGTATAAGTGTAACCCTGTGGTCTATATCACATATAGATACACTGCCATTTCCTATTGTTTTCCCATCAGTTTCAGGAAGTGAGAAGGTTATACTTGATTTAAGATATTTAATACCTTTATATATAACATCTTCAGTATCATTTATAAGACGGAGATATCCGTCAGACATTCCGTCCAGTCCGTCCCATACAAGATCCGGATTGTATATTTCTATAAGGACGGGTAAAAATGCATCCATATTCTGACTGTACAGCTCTTTCATCGCCGTTGTCTGTATGTGTTTTGTTATCATATACTCCTCTGTTATACGACAAATGATACGCTGTATAATGAGTTGACTGTTATCATATATGTCCCTGAAGTAGTATATGGGACGAAACCTATTACAACAGTCACATCTCCGTCAAAATAAAACGAAGTCTTTGTAAATGTAGTACCGGAACCGACTACTATCGAGAAATCAGTATATACCGGATATACCGAAGGCTGTTCTGAAAAAACTATAGTAAGAGTCCCGTTTACAGCTTCAAGATGATCTATATGCACCGTAGAAGTAGGAATTGTTATAGTTCCCGTGAACAAAGTCTGCCACGTCATTGACACCTTCATGTTAAGTCCTTCTTTAACAGGGACGACTGATGAAGTTATCTGGTATATAGAAGTGTCATTTACATAATAATCAGAAGAAGAAATAAGAGTCTTGAACTCAAACGGATAGGTACCATACTTTGCTTTATATTTATACCATTCAAGAAACCTGTCTATTTCAGTAAGTCCGTTAGAGTCTTTTTCAGTATAATCGAACAGCATTGATACCTTGAATACATCAGGAATAAAACCGTTCTTATTCCTCTGTATAACAGTCCCGTTTTGAGATTCTTCCTGTATCAAAGCATCTTTGCCTATCTCTGTGCTTGTATCATCATATATAATCTGATTCACATTGGTAGGCCATCCGATATAACTACTCATGTGTATACTATACAATAAAAGAGTGTTTTGTGCAATGTTTTTAGAAAAATATCACTGAATATGGCTGTTTAGATATAATTTTTGCATAATATATATTGACAAAAATATAAAAGCGTGATACTATATTAAAGGTAATGAATAAGGAGAATTACGTGGAAGAAAAACTTAAAATAAATGTTGTAAAAACTAATATTTGCTGTTTCATTTCTGATTGTGATGCAGCTGGTGAGTATGATTATGAATATCATCATTCAAAGATTAATAATTTGCTGTTTGATGGTGAATTACCAGAACCTACATTTTGCAAAAACTGGTTAAAAATTAAAAAATACCCAAGTATTATTCAGCGGAAAGTGGATGGAGAAAGAATAAATTTAAGGTATGAAATAATTAATAAAAATCTTGTATCAGACAAGATGCCAGCGGTTATTCCGGCAGAGCAAAAGGCAAACTATGACCAATCAGCAATAGATTCTCTGTATAGATATGAGTATGATACAGGGGAATCTTTTAATGAAAATGTTGACTGTGAACTATCTACAGTATGTGAAATAGATAATTTCAAAGAACCTGTAAAATTTAATTATGAAGCAATACATCAGTCAGGTTTTGAAGATGAAATATACAATGTCGAAAACATTGATATAAAACATCAGTTATTTGATAAAATCATTTTTCCTGAAATTGTACTTCATAACCGTCCATGTTCTCTAACTTCAAAAGAAGTGTATGACATAACACGCCAATATGTTAGAAGTAACATTAATAAGAAAGTCGCTGAAATAACATCTGATTATGATTTTTGTTTTTCTGTAAAAAAATTAATTCCGTTATGGGAACCAGAAACAGTTTCTTTCCAAAATATTTTTGCGCGCACAAAAAAAGAATGTAATAAAATACATCTTTCTGTACACAACTACAAGCAGATTGATATTTTTGAAATGACTTCAAAAGAAAAAAAACGCGATGGATACACTGTGATAGAAAGAATAACTGCAAACAGTGAGAAAGAATTGAAAGACAAACTGGATGAATGGTTATCAACGCTGATTGAAATCATAAATAAGCCTTTGAATCTATGTCCATATTGTCACGGAACTGGATACGAGGACGTAATCGAAAACGTAGACGGTAATAAAATTATAAACAAAATAAACGCTGAAAACAAGGAGTAGAATATGATATTTGATGAAAAGAATGTTAGAACTGAATGGGATGATTCACTTGAAGGAAAAGTAGGATACTATTCTGGCTTTATTGATGACGGTAGGAATGGATGCCTTAAAAGGTATGTTATAGATGAATATAAAAATTCGTTTGGTAAAGTATCATATTCTGGAATTCATGAAAATCCATTTAAAGATGAACAAGACGAATGCTGGGGATATTTCTACCCAGTTCCTGAAATTAAAAAGCAAGTAAAGAATGAAAGTACTCGGAACAAATGCCCTGAATGGCTCCTTAATGCAATGAAAAAAGGAAAAGGTGTGAAGTGTAGCGTATGGAATAATGACAAAGATACCCATAAAATAGATGTAATCTATGGTTTTTTCTGTACAAATGATGAAGAACATAATTATCCATATATGGACGAATATTGTATGTCATGGAAATACGCAGAACCATACAAAGAACCGGAACATATATTAAAGACATTCTGTCATGTATTGTGTAGAAACGGAGAAGATGACTTGTGGGTTCCTGATATTTTCGGATATGTAGATGAATCATTTAAAGGAATATACAGCTGTTTCTTGAATAACTGGGAAATGTGCATTCCGTATGAAGGAAATGAAAAATTGTGTGGTACAACAGATACACCAAATGAAAAATAGGAGCAAAAACGAAGCAATTCATAGACAAAGAAAAAAACTGGAACGAAGAGCACGGTATAGAATATTATGCAACTGGACTTGTGGTAGAAGAATATCCAGATTCATCTCCTAAAAGCGGGAAACAGATTGTTGTTGAATTCATTAATCCTTTTGGTGAATGCCTGTCTGAATGGAGAAACAAAGATGAAATAATAATGTCTGACATATCAGACGAAGATGCATGGTATCTAAAAGAAGCGTTCAAAGATGCAGAACAAAATTTTAAATGAGGAGTTAATATGAAATATCAATGGTCTAAAACAAGAAACGGAGAATGTGACAAGCTGGAAGATGTACCGAAAGGAGCAACTATTGAATATGTTGATGATAAAGTGTGTATAGGAATATGTGAGGGATGTGGTAAGCCTATCACCGAAGATGAAAAATATGCCATCGATATAGATGGGTGTTTGATATGTTCAAAATGTATGGAAGAATTGAATTCTTGCGAGGGGTGAATTATGATTAAGCAATACAGAAAAAAGCCTGTAGTTATCGAGGCGTGTCAGATAACAGAAAAAAATGAGCTTGAAATCAGACAATGGTCTGGTGGGAAAGTATATGCATCGCCAGTACTTGAACCAACAAAAGATAACCCAAGTGGATTGTACTGGCAGATAGATACTCTTGAAGGTGTTATGACGGCAATACCGGGTGATTTCATAATAAAGGGTATTAAAGGTGAATTTTATCCATGCAAACCGGACGTATTTGAGAAGACCTATGAAGAAGTTACTGAATAGAACTATTCTATTTAAGACGAAACATATCTTCCGTTAACCCTTGAAGACCTCATGTTGAAAGCATTGTCAGATTTAGAAGAAGCTATATAGTCTGCTGTTACTGCTTCTATAACAGCTTTTATGTCTATATTGTTACCTGACTGTGATGTAGAACTCTGTGTAACTGCAACCTTTTCGCCTGAATTATTTACAAATGATATGTTTACATTAGGTGAAGAGGTTGTATTTGATGAAAGTGACAAAGGGTTCTTCATAGCCATTATGTAATCATCAGGTGAAGTCTGAACTACATCACCTCTTTTTGTTATTATAGCATCATTAACTTTAGTATACGAAGAAGATGATACCGTCTTATTTGTACTTAAAGCTGTCTGATGTTTAAGTTCTGATTCATAATATGCAGAATCTTCTTTCGCCTGTTCCATTATGTCAAGAAGGTCTTCTTTAAGTGTCTCAAGTTTTTCTGTCTCATCATCTGTAGTACTACTGCTGTTCGATAGATATCCTGAAGCAAATGAAGAGAACCCTCCAAGAGCCATAAGAGATAATCCTAAAGCCCATGCACCTGCATTTGATGGGTTCATAGCGATTATTTCAGCTCCTGCGGTTGCGGCTATTTTGCCAAACTGTCCAAGCATAGATGAAGCGAGGCTCTGAAAATTATCAGCAAGAGATTCTGATACATCATCACCGTCCTGAAGAGCCTTTCCTAGTGTTGAAAATGAAGAAGTAAGAGCATCTACCGCAAAATTCTGCACCATATCTTTTGTCTGTTTATTGAAATCCGCAAGGACAACGGTATCAGCCGCCCATCCTATATCTTCCATTGCATGGAACTTTGCCGCTTTATCAGAAAGATCACTGTATTTTGAAGCTACTTTATCAAGAACATCGGTATAATTCGTATCTTTCAAACCCAGTTTATCCATTACACCCTGTTGTTGTATATTATTTGCGCCATAAGTTCCGAGTATAGTTGATGCGGGATTGGCATTTATATCCTCAACAGTCTTTGCTCCTGCACTTCCTTTTATTTTATCAGATAAGGTTGTAAGAGTATTTATCGTTTCTTTATTTACCTTGATATATTGAAGGAGTACATCCGATGCTGTCTTTATATCTCCACTTGTTCCACCTTTTATTGCAGTTTCAAAAGTACCTTGATCTTTACCTAAAACTTCAGGGTTGCTTATGGCAGTATTTATAAAACCCGCTGTTACAGTCTGTCTTGTAGTACCTTTAATTCCTCCTGTAAGCATGTTTCCAAGTATCTGTTGTGAACCTGACTGTTTTTGTGATGCAACATAAGATTCAGTGGTTATTTTTGATAATTCAGATATAAGCTGTGGAAAGAATTCTTTTATAGCAGATGCCAGCTTCTCAAGTCCGTATGTATAATCGTTTACGTTCGTTATTTCTTTATTTGTGTTTTTCTCGTAATACTTACCTTCTTTAGCATATACAGGAATCTCTGTGGCTTTAGGATTTGTTTTAAGATATTCGGAGGTTGGCTTAGCTGTTATACCTCCTATATAAGCATTTCCGAGAAGAGAAGACATTTCTGTATAACTTGCCTGTTTCTTACCTTTTATGAAGTCACTGTAATCAGCAGTATACATATTCTGTTCAAGTTTTCTGTATACTTCAACAGCATTACTTATAGACTGCTTATAGGCATTAAGCTCTTTAGTAGTAGAATTCTGGGAATATATGAAATCAGACATGGCTTTTTCGGTAGCCTGCCAGTCTATCTGTTCTGTAACATTACCACCTTTTGTTACATACTGAAAGTTTTTTGTTATATCTTCCTGACTCCTGCCTGATTGCGTCATTCCTGTAATAACTGACTGGACGATATCACGTGCCTGAAAATCCTGATATTTCTGCATCACGCTGTATGGGTTTTCAGGTGCACCTCCCATGTTAGCTGATGTCATGGAAGTTACAGGAAGTTTTGTTGCACTATTAACTACATATTTCCATAAAGGTATATTATGTTCATCTGGATTAGTAGGCACATTTATTGCTGATAAATCTGGAGTAAATTTGAGAAACGCAGACCAGAAATACTTTTTAACAGTCTCCCAGAATTCCAGTAATTTTTTGTTGTTTGTTTTTCCTGCTTTAGCTATTTCTTCATCAACTTTTGTAGTAAAATTACTAGTTGCTGATGCAACCTGCCAAGCCTGATTAGGAACGTCAGTTGTATATCCTTTATTTTGGATAGTTGATATTGAAGCTCTTACAGCATTAAGAGAAGTTTCTGATATACCTGAAACACCTTTTTTTGCATCATTTATAACCTTTACGGTAGAAGTAAGATTGTTACCTAATAATGAAAGATTCTTTGAGAATAATGCAGGGTCATTTTTATCAAGCGTTACATCCAACTGCTCCCAAGATAAGTATCCCTCTTCTATCGCTTTACGGTAATTTTCTACAGATAATTTAGCAGTATTAAAATAGTCACTGGTCTTATCATAAGCACCTGAAAGTATAGTCTCAAAAGTCTGAACTTCTTTGAATGATTTCTGATTTTCAGCATCTTGTTTTGCTTTATATGCTTTAGAACCTTCATACTGCTGTACTATCTGTCCAGATATTGATACACCGCTTGTTGGTTTACCTGTAACTTTGCTTACTGATTCTCCTGCCGCAGTAATCATATCAAGCATATTACTTTGAGCATTCTTAAATGTATCTTCCCAAGGCATGTCTGTTTTTGAAAAAGAAGGAGCTTTATAATAAGCACCTGATTCATCAACTGATGCTCCCAGAGATATCAAAGAGGCTTTTAATATATTTATCTGTTCGTCAAGTGATTTTAAAGAATTCCACTGTTCATCAGTTGCGCCTTTTCCTGTAAAAGCAAGAGTATCATTTATTTTATTTTTCTGAGATATCAAATCATTATATTTTTTTATTGAATCCTGTATACCTTTTGTTGAATTACGGGTATCGTCAAGTGTCTGATTTCTTCCTGTAATACGGTTATAATCACTTACTCTTGCAGCTCTTTCTTCATCAGGAGTTCTTATATTTTGTAATTTAGTTATCTGGTTATTAAGATACTGCGCCATTATAGGATCATTTTTACCATATTTTTCAAGCTGGTCTTTTAAATCTGCAATAGCTTTATCTGTATTGTTTATTCTCTTTACTTCAGCTTCAATATTCTGTCCTGTTTTCCAGTTATAAAGTCCTTTAGTAATTTCAGTTGCAATATCAATAACTTTAGTACCTATGGAATCATTACCGTATTTGCTTCCTTTCTTATAAAGACTTTCTCCAAAGGCGGACATCATAAGCTGTCTTGCATCTTTAAGATTCTGCAACTGCGCATTAATAGTCTTTGAACCTTTTTCTACTGCTCCATAGAACTGACCCCCTTCAGAAGTCATATTCTTGAATACCTGTTCTATAACTTCTCCGGTAACTTTTCCATCAGTTACCATCTTACGAAGTGAAGACTGATTTACGCCCATTTGTTTGGCAACTTCTGCGAATATAGGTATTCCGGCATAAGCAAACTGCCTCATATCAAGCATAGAAGCACGCCCTGTAGCAACAACCTGTGCATAGTTTGTTGCTATACGGGTCATTTTCTGTGCGTTACCGCCTGCCGTATCACCTATCATTTTAAGAGTATTCATGAGGTCAGAAGAATACACACCCGACTGTCTTAACAGAACTGCCATCTGTTCGGTTTGTTCTACATTAAAAGGTGATTTTATTGCATATTCAGATATTCCCTTAAAAGCGGTATTAGCTTGTGACTGGTTACCATATACAACACCAAGACTTGTTTTCAATTGTTCTATAGAACCGTATGCTTTAAGTGATTCAGAAGAAAGGCTTCCTAATGAGTTCGCAAGTTTTATAATGACAGTTGCCGCACCTATAGCAGGGCTTATCATGAAATTTCCTGCGGTTTCAAGGACAGAACCTGCTCCTCTACCTATCGCATTATTACTACCGTATTCCAGTTGTCTTCCAATACGTGCAACTGCATATCCCTGAAAATAGTTTGTTCTTTTGGTGCTTTGTGTTTCTTTGTTTTTAGTTAATAAATCTGTATAATTTTTGCGTGCGTCAGTGTATGCTTTCTGTGCATTTAAAAGTGATTTCTGTTCATTTACGAGTTCTGCCTGATTCTTTGCAAGCTGTAATTTCTGCTGGGCAAGATATTTATCTGTTAAAGCTTCTGCTTTTGTAGAAGATGAATAATCTTTTAATATGGAACCCGTAATAGTCGATCTATAATTACCGCCTGCGGTCTGGTATTGTGTACCAGCCATTGTTCCTATTATATTCTGTAAATTTGTATTTGTATTTGATAATTTTCTATTAAGTCCGCTTTTACCTAATGCAGAATCAACTGCTTTTCCTGCATCATTTGCGGTTTTAATAAGGTCATCTAATTCTTTTTTAAGAGATTTAACTTCACTTCTGGCTTTACTGGTATCACCAGATATGTTTACATCACCGTCTAAAGTTGTTCCGTCATCCTGCGCCATATCTATTCCTCCAGTGCCTTAGCTTTTCTAATCCCCTTATATGCCATCAGTTTGAAATACATTAATATGCGTTTTTCTTCTATGGTAAACTCTACGTGCATACACTCGCTGTAATCAGTAATGCTTCTATATATAAATATTGCGTTCCCGTTTATGTCGTATTCGCATCCTTTCCATATTTCAAGAAAATGCCGGAATATCCATCTGTATCCTTCCGGTATTTCTATATCATCGAGTTCTTTGTATTTATCATCAGTCCTGCACAGATTATGGAAGTCCTCTTCACCGAACTTTTTGATGAATTTTTCACGTTCATCAAATTTAGTCCGGTATTCAGTTTTTATCTCTTTCTTCCCATTCTTTAATATGGTCGTCTTGACTGAATATGGTTCACGTAAAAAGAAGTAGCGTTCGACGGCTTCTGCTAGTCGCTCTTCTTTCCGATAAAATTTGCTCCGTTACTCGAATATGCAAGTATAAGCTGCGGAATAATCTGCTGTTTCTCGAATATTTCTTTAATTACCGCTTTATCATAAGTAATAGGCTTCCCGTGAAGTGTAACGGTAAGTCCTTTTGCAGGTCTAAGTCCTACTACAAGTTTTGATGCCATTTCATTGAGAAGGTTTTTATTCTTTTCTGCCCGTTCTTTCTCATTGGTAAGAAGAGAGATACGTTCCATTTCTTTGTTGCGGAGTTCTCCGATAACTTCTGCTTCAACACTTCTTGCGCCTATAACTTTGAACTCAAGCCCGAAAGGCACACCGAAGATAATGGGTTCATACCATGTACCGTTTGTTTCATTTTCCGTAGTAAAAAAATCTGATATTTCTACGGTCTTATCCAAGTCAAGACTTCCGTCTTCATTATTTTCTTCTGCCATAATTTTTCTCCTGCCCAAAATATTTTCCTCCACCGAGCAGGGGTTCTATCCCCTGCCATATTACTATGCTGTAGGTGTAGCAGTAACTGTTACTGCCGTACTCTCATTATCACTTGTATCAACTGCCGTAAGGATTACAGAATACAAGGTTCCGTTGGTAAGTCCTGTTGATGTAACAGTCTGAACAGTCTTTGCGATTTCAGTTGTAGAAACTGTAGTTGTGCCTGTCATTACCACCACCTTTATATGGTCAAGGTCTGCACTTGCAGGGTCAGTCCATGTCGTAACTATTGAAGCATTGCCCGGTGTTGCCACTGCTCCTGCTACAGGAGCAGGTACCGTAGTATCTGCAATTGCAAACGATTTATTGAACGTAGTTCCGCTCATGGTAGTAGCAACGTCAAGTACTTTTGCAGTATCCATTGTTATCGGTGTAGTAAATGTACATATTATCCGTTTATAAGTGGTATTTGTACTTACTGAATCAACAACCGTTGTACTTATCGGCTGTGAAGTTCCGCTTATAGAAGCTGCTATAGTAAGTGCTGAAAGGTCTGTAGTTGCAAGCTCTATATTCGGTGTAACCTCAAGTCCAGTTACTGTTGTTCCTGATGTAATCATTTTAATTTCGGTTACCTTGGGAAGCGCAATACGGAATACGCGCATAGCCTTTTCTTCAAATGAAGAATACGGGATAGTAAGGTCAAGTTCTTCTTTTGTAGAAGCAGTAAGTTCATGAGTAGTAAGTTTTGTATTGAATATCTGGAATACATAAAAGCAATCTAAGTTGGTAACAGACTGGAGCCAGAACAGCATCTCAACATCATCATTGTTTACAGACATGTTGAATATATCTTCCGTTCCGTCATGTGTAAGCCACATCTTGAGATTTCCGGTGATATCCAGAGTAAGAGGAGTAGTAGAAATTGCGTTCTCTTCAAAAAGTGCATATTTGGTAGAAAGTGAATTGTTAAGTTCTGTAGTAACCTCTTCACTGAAACGAACCTGTGTACCGTTTACATAAAGAGCACCTTTTTTAGCAGTAAACTGCTGGGTAGTAGTAGCGGTTGTAGGAAGATTTTCTATGAATGAATTACCTGTTGTAGTACCGTCTGCAAACTGTGTTGTTGCTGTTGCACCGAGGAGTGTCTTTATTTCAGCTGTTGTTTTAACTCCGGGGTCTGTAGTTCCTTTAAGTCCGAATGAACCAGTTATAATCTCACCTACGTTTGCATCTATACTGAATGTATCAACAGCCATATGCTTGAACATCTGGTACATATCTTCGTTTTCAGCACCGCCAAACTTTTTAAGAAGCATGTATTTTATAGATACTTTACCTGACGTAAGTTCGTGAACTATACTTCCTGCCGGAACTGTAATAAGTCCAAGTGCATCGCCTGCTCCTGAATCGTCAGTGTTGAGCAGTTTTTTTGCTCCGAAAGTTTTTGCGGCTGTACATTTGGTTCCGAAATATCCTGCTGTATATGTAGTCTCTTCTGTGTTGATTGCACTGGCAGTATCGCTTGTCCATCTTGCCCAGTTATTTCTGAAAGCACTTTCCATCATATCGTCAAAAGTAATAGGTGAATATTCAAAATTGATTGCACCGTCAGAAGAGCTGTTGCCCTGCTGTGGAGCAGATTTTGTCCTTCCATGACGGAATTCATTTGATTCCTTTGATTCCGTTGAACCTTTTACTGTATCACCTGTAGTCCTTGTGAGAACAGGATAATCATATACGCCGTCTCTGGTCTTAAACAACCCTGCCGCAGTTTCCCGTGTAAGCAGTGCGTCACGGTCTGCACCTGATTTAATATTCGTAATAAAATCTGCCATAATAATCCTCCGTTTAATTTTCCATAAAAGCACGCCATTCAACAGATACAGGCATCGCAAACGTATCGTCGTTTATTTTCCCGCCTGTATTTTTATATGTCTTTACAATCCTTACTCCGTTCAAATAAGTACCGCCTTTGAATGTATCATATATTTTATTATATATAACATTCACATTTTCCATAGTTGCCAGAGAAGATGTGCTGTCAACGCTGTCACTTGATACTACACATATATTAAGCTGCATTATCCCTGACCACTTATTAAGCCCGTCAACACCAAGCTCTTTCTTTATACTTCCCTTGGCTATAAATCTTACTTCAATATATTGTGACGTCCTGTTTGTAGTCTGTGTCTGGTATACTACTGGAAATCCGTAATCAGAAAGAGACATGCCATTAACAGCTTCTATAAGCACTTTTTCTGCATCACTGTCATTCAAAACAGCTCCTCCACTTTGCCTATATCAATCTTCTTATTTGAAGAAGCATATTTTCCAAGTTCAATCAAACGCTCGCTATCAGGATAATCTCTTGTCTTTCTTATAGTCCATGCCGCTTTATGGCTTGATTCACTTGCTATTTCAGCAGTTTCTGTCATTGTTATACGGAGCATTCCTGCCGGAGCCTGTATAGAAAAACCGTCTTCAATTCCATGAGGTCTTCCGGTATCGCTGTATGATATTCCTATGGAATCAGAATCATAAGTACCATATTCAAGCCAAGACATACGCTCATTATCATTTGCTATACGTATCTGACGCGGAACTTTATTGGCAGAAAAGAAAGAATTGAGGGAAGACTTTACGCTTTCCGTGCTTTCTTTATCTCCTATTTCTTCAAACAGTTCCATCCCTATATCTCTCGAATATATTTTTTTACCATTATATTCAAGATACCAGCATTCTCTTACTATATCTTCGTCTTTCTCATGTTTCTGTCCGTTAGTCTTTATATAATTTTCATCAAGAGGTGTCCTTGAAACAACTCTCTGAAAAAAGATTGCGGCAAGATATATATTCCGCTCTCTGGCAGTTTTTCCGATTTTGTATGCTCCCATGCCCAGAGCTTCATATGTTATATCATCAAATACAGAAGTGACGTTTTTATCATTTACAGGAATTGTTCTGCCGTGTATTGTAGCCTTGAATTTAATACTAGCTGGCATCTGTAACCTTCCTTCCCTGAAGAATATATACAATAACGGTAACTCCGTCAGGCTGTATTTTGTTCTTGGTAATAATAGTGAACTTGTCACTTCCATATTGCACACAATCGATGGTTTCTGTAGGTTCAAAGTCGGAACATGCTATAAGTTTCACATCACCTGCTTTTATTACGTTGCCTGAATTACCGATGTCTTCTGCTTTATAATTTGTTTTTACAGCCTTGCCGGAATATGAGGTATAATTTTTAATCTTTATACCTTTTGAATTGGTAGTATATGTTCCGTCTGGATGCAGTATGACACAGTCATTACCATATTCTTCTATAAGAGATAAAGCTGTTTCATACATCTGGTCATATTCCATCAGTCATTCCACCTTATAGGAACACATATTCCGCTGTCACTTGTACGATATAATCCGCGCAAAAGTACATTTATTGATTCATATATAGACGTATACGTTGTCCCTGCACTGTTTATTTTAACATCTTCTTCCTGAAAATACACAACGGCAACTGCACCATCGACTGCTTCTGATTTTACGCCGCCTTTTCTACTTTTGGTTCCCCACAAATCTTTAGTCTTTGCTATATATCCTGCTTCGCAAACTGCTTTTTTTAAACATTCAGGTATTCCTGTTATTTCTTCATGATTAAAATCATATAAATCAATTCTAGGAAAAGACAAAGGCTGTGAAGAATACTTTCTTTTACCTTTCCATAAAAAGAAATTGTTTATAAACTCAGTTCCCTTTATAAGAAGTGCTTTTTTAATCTCGTCGGTTACAGCTGACATATCACGCCCGTGAACGGTGTTATACGTATTAAAATATGCCAGAGTGGCATAACTGTTTGCGTTGGATACATTTGTACCGTCTTCAACTATCAGCTCTATGTCAGCCATATCCTATTCCTGCTTTGTTTCCGTTTTAGGTTTTCTTCCGCGTTTGTTGCCTGAAATTTTATCAGCAGAACTTTCATTATCAGAAGGTTCGTCTACAACCTCTTTTTCAGGTTCTTCTTGTATATCAGGTGTTCCTACAGGTTCAGCAATTTTATTTACTACAGGTTCCGTGTCCTGTTTCTGCTCTGGAATAATCCACCCTCTTTTTTTAAGTTCATCTATATCACATTCCTGTACATTAAGAGAAGTTGGAGCATTAGGACGCTCTGGAGCAAATCTGGTCATAGTTATAATTTTCAAAATTATTCCTCCGAATAAGTCCGGGGATTTCTCCCCGGATGTTTTATCAGCCAAGCATAGTTACAACATGACGGGGATTAACAACCTTTACGCCCCAACAAGCAGATACCTGAATCTGAGTCTTGCGCTGTCCCGGATACATTGCAATTTCAAACGTAATGCCTGATACAGGGTCAGTAACATACTCACGTCCAAGAGCACCATCTCCTTCACGTGGATAGAACGGTGTACGTGTTGCAAGCACGATTGCATTTTTCTGGAACCCGATGGAAGGAGTATATGTACTTCCCAAAGTAACAGCAGTTGATATTGCTGCACTCTGTCTGAATCCCGGTTTATTTATAACTGCCGTACCGGGAGCTGTAATTCCAGTGCCTACGATATATTTATTTGTATCACCTGCAAGTGTCACATAATCACCAGCAAGAATGGTTCCGGTTCCGGTTCCTACTGACATATCGGTATCACCGTCTCCCGTATCTGCTCCGACTACAGCTGACGCAAGAACGTACAATGTTCCACCACCTGCCGTATGCTTTGCAAGTTTGATAGAAGAACGTACTGCAAATCCGTACATATTCTCATTAATAACACCGTACATACGCGGATCTGAACTTCCGTACTGATTTGAGTTGAAGATTGTTCCCTGTTTGCCCATAAGGTCTGTCTTTGCCGCAGAAGAGAGAATCATAACACGGTCATTGGGTGACGCTCCATTACTGTCAAGTACATTCTGTGCCTGTGCAAAAGTAGTAAAATCACCTGCTGTGGCAAATGGAGATGTACCTGCTGAACCTACAGCGCGTGAAGAACCGATAACAGCCGCATCAGACATATCAGCTTCCATAAGATTTACAATCTTACGAAACGCTTCTGAAAACTGCTGTGTACGCACGTCTGCTTCGGTACCTGTCATTGCAAGTCCAGCCTGATCTTCACCGTCAATATCGATCGGTACCGTTTTACGTTTGTTCATAACAAGAGATACATAGTTCAGCGGCTCTGCGTTTGTCTGTGCCGTAGGAACCCCGAATCCGATGGGGGTATCAACAGCATCACCTACAATACCAAAAGGTATCTGAATTTCCTGATTGAATTTTACCTTGTCAGCGCTTGTACTTTTGTAAGCGGCAGGAATAAAACCAACTGTCTCACGGGACAGATTCGAGACCGCCTCCCAAGCATGTCCGATATAAGCATCTAATACTGTTCCCATAATAAATCCTCCAATAATTAATCACTGAATTTTATGTTTCCGTGATGTTCACCTGCATACTTGGATTTTGCAATACCGTCCATAGAAGCCCACTGTGCGTGCGTTATGCCGTCTCCGTTTCCAGAAGAGCCTCCGTTTCCACCGTTCGCTGAACCACCTGAATTACCTGACTGGAGAAATCTCTTCCCTGTAGGTGCTTCAAGAAATTCTTTAAGAACTGTATCAACAGGTTTTCCCTTTGCATCCATGTAAACATCTTTTCCTTCAATGGTGGTAGCTGAAAAGTTCTCACCATTTTTTCCAATAATAACATCACGAAGAAATGAATATGCCGCAGGGTCTATTTTCTTGTCTTTTGCAACATCATCAAATATAGTACCTACGCTTACCGCATGACGGAATTTAGACAAATCTTCATTCTGCTTTTTAAGCTCATTAAGAGTCTTGTCGTTTTCCTGTTTTGCGCCCTCAAACTGCATCTTATTTTTCTCAAGCTCTGATTCGTACCATTTTTTAAGATTTTCTTTATCAGGGTCTGAACTTTTTTCCTCAAGCTGCTTTTTGAGCTGTGCCACTTCTCCTGAAGTAGTACCATACTTTGATTCAATGTCCCTATACTTTACCGCGAGCTGTTCTTTTTCCGCTTTCATGTCTGCTTCATTTTTTTTAATGCTAAGAAGTTCATTTTCATTTGCCTTTACAACAGCTTCTGCGGTTTTTGCCCAGACATCATCGGCAATACCTTCCGGTTTAATACCATTCAAATCTTCGATCTTCATAATTGCTCCTGCAATACGCACTGCATGTGCGATTTAGTGATTTTGATACCCCGCTCCTGCGGTAGCACTCCTGCACCACGTATCAATATACAAATATACTATACATATATATACTTGTACTATTTATAGTAATAACACCCATTTCAAAATGTGTCAAGTTTATTTTGAAAATATTTCATCAATCGTTAATTTTTTACCATTATTTACAAAATTTTTAACTTTCGAGCCTGATTTATACAGATTATACCTTGTTTTACCTAATATCTCGTATTTATCTTTTTCATCCTGTTTCTCAAACCATTCATAATAACTTGGCTGTTCAACAACTCCCGGATAAAAATAGCACCTGCATTTATTATGCAACGGGCAAGGAGGAGCAGAAGATAAATCAGTGTATGTTGTCCCTGACAAGTCACCGCACGCAATACAGGTTGAAGTATCAAGCATCGCTATCCAAGTCCATATCTTAATGGAAGAATCTCTCTGCATTACATATCTGTCGGTATTTTTAGCAACTGACGGTATTATACACTGGGAAGAAGACTCTGCCCGTACATTTATATTGTTGTTTCTTCTATTTAGCTGGCTTATAAATGAAGTGATTGTACCTTTAAGAATATATGAAGTTCTTACTGGAATCTCATATGAATTATATATGTCTGAGAAAAGACCGTCTATTAACTGGTCTATGGTCATTTCCCCGTTGAACGGTATCATGCTTATTTTGTTCAGTATAACTTCTGATGCAACTTCAGCAGATACCATACCGCTTATCCACTTATTCTCTTTAGATACAGTTTTATCTGTGTCAGCTGCAATCTGTTTTTTTATAATAGCTTTACGTTTTTCTATTTCATCATTTATTTCATTCATGACATACTTATACACGTTTTTTGTCGGTATAGTGTTTTCTCCGGTAATATATTCATCAAGCTCTTTCTCCATATCTATAAGTTCATCATGGACATAATAGGAAAGTGTATTACCGGAGAATTCAAGGTCTATATAATGTCTAGCAAACTCGTCATACCTGTTCATTCTTATCCTTCACCTGTTTTTTATTGTCAGCAACATCAAAAGATGCAATGTCATATTCAGGTATATCAGCCTTACCTGTCTTCTTGTATTCTATATATCTTCTGTTTGCTTCCATTGCAGTTACAGGAGACCTGTCAAGGTCAAGAAGTACAAGATAATCTTCATACGTCATATCCTGCGGAACAATATTATAATTTTTGAGTACGTTATATACTGCACGGAGAGGAATGATATGGTCTGTCTGGAACAGGTTAGCAAGGGAATTAACCATGTTTGAGTCTTTATCTTTAGCTTCAAAATCAGTGCTAAGTTCAAAAGAAACGGAGGAAGAGTCCATACCTGACCATTCACACATTATTTTAAGAGCTTTTGTCATTGCCTGACTTATTCTCAAAGAATATGTAGCAAGATTGGCATTTTCACCCATACGGTGTATGTCGGCAGATTCAGCAGAGGTTGAGGTATCCTTGGAGGTAAGGCTTGAGAACATATATCCTATCTGTGCTTCGGCATTTGCTATTGCTTTCTCGCTGTGGGTAAGCCCGTCACCTGCAAACGAAATTATACCAGCCTTTGCCTCTGCTTCAGGAAGCATAATCATGGTTTCTTTGCCTACTGTTATTTCCTCTTTTGTTCCGTCTTCATCTACAGCAGGCGTATGTCCCGTTGTATAAAGTGTCGGGAGTGTTGTCATATGAACTCCCCACTCGTAATCAACTACTTTCTGGAAATGACCTATGTTAAGTTTAGCTATATCGTAAAGCATTGATTTAGAAGGGACATCACCGGGAATAGTTATGAACGGTATATAATTCATAGGTTGTCCGTTCATATATATGGTTCTCTGGTCTATCTGAATTATAGATGCAGTTTCCCTTAACCACTTTCTGGTTTTCTCGATATGATATATTTTCTGTATATACTGATTATTCTCGTCTATTTCAAGTACCCTGAACCGTGATATACGTTCATGAGCAAATTCGTTTCTGCTCACATCCTCTTCTTCTTTAAGTACTACCATTGAAAGTTTTTTTATTCCGTTTATCCGTCTCCGTTTCCAGTTTATTACGTTGTATGCGGAATAGTAGGTAAGATACGGTCTGTGGTTGTTTCTCTCTGCATCCAGCACACTTTCGTTAGGGTCTGCTTCGGGATAATCTACCAGAATTCCACCCCAGCTAGTTTGTATGTTATCATTTATCATGTCAGAAACAAACTGGTTTATATTTGTTCCATTTAGGTCTATATCATCAAGATATCCCTTCATCTTGAATTCTTCTGGAACGTTTATTTCAGGCAGTTTCTGTGTTAGCATACCGTGTATATTAAGGAGAATACGTCCAGTAAAGTTTGCAAAAAAACCTCTCCCCTTTCTTGAGCTGTAATCTCTTGGTTTTTCGCATTCTTTTTTAGGGCAGTAGCATTCTTTTGCTTTTATTACATCATCACCTGCAATACAGTCAGCAATAAGCTCCCACTGCATTTTATAATCATAGTAGAGCTGGTCAACCGTAGATACTCCGTCAAGGTCTATAACTCCTGAATCGTACAAAGTTTTTTCCATATTATTCTCCTAAAAACCTATAACTTTCGGTATATATATCTTTCCTTTTTGAAGGAAGGGCATCCTGTAGCATATGAGATACGCCATAGCATCACTTATATGGTCAAGACCTGACGTCTTATCAGGTTCACCTTTTTCATTGTAACTGTATCCATTAAGAGACTGAACAAGATTAGGACATTTATTCTGTGATATATAAACTCTTGTTTCTCCTCTTGCATTGTATAAAGAAGCATTAACTGTATTAAACTTATCACGGGTCTGATATGGTGCATATGGTGAACACACTTTAAATCCATTGCTGGCTAGAATGTCAAAATCACTTTTACCTACTATTGCTGATGTCTGATGTTTTTTACCGGTAGGGTCTGGATATACTGTTATTTTTTTATTTGGAAATCTTTTTTTAAGTATATCTGCTAAAGTTTGCGTACTTGAATTCTTATCTACAACTTCATCAAAGAAAAATATCTTTTCCTTTAAGCTTGAATCAGGAACTGAAAACGCAATTGCCGCTGTCATAGGGTTTACGTTGAAGTCTATACCAACAAGTATTTCATTTGGAAGGGGATACTCCCTTATAAAGGCATCTACCTGTCTGTTTGCGTTGCGGTCATTATCAAATGAATCATATATTTTGTTTGACATATTTTCAAAAGAAGCAAGATATTCCTGTGCAAACATTTTTGGACTCATAGTACTTCTTGACTGTTCTATTTCTGCTTCTTCTATATTACCGCCTTCTATAGAAGTATAATGAAAATAAGCCCAGTTCTTATTACCCGACTCCTGCAAATGCTTTGCTTTCATTGCAAGTTTATAAAATTCATCATATCCTTTAGGAGTTGATATTATAAGAAGTTTGTGATCTTTGCCTTTATCAGTAGTTGATGGATAAACTATATCGAAAGTTCCGGCAGGCATATCACGGAATTCATCAAATACGACAAAATCAGGGCCGCCTCCACGCAGATGTTCAGGGTCATCAGCTGATTTAAGATAAACCTCTGAATTTGTACGATAAAATTTAGCATACATTTCCTTTTCGTATCTTTTATAATATTGTTCAGGTATATATTTAGCCATCCAGTCACGCCACATATTTTCACGAGACTGATTATTTGTAGGAGATATAAACCAAGTTTTTTTAGGTCTCCCTGTTTCACCTGTGCTTTCCTCAAACATCATCGAACCTGAAACCCATGTCTTTCCAAACCGCCTTCCTGCACATACAACAATACGGGAAGCACGGGAAGCAATTATTTCAGACTGAGGAGCAGTTAATTTATATTTAATCGTCGTCATTAGTTATTTCCTTTTCAGTTCCGTTTCCCATATCTATCTTTATCCCTCCTCCGTCCGTATCATCAGGCAACTCTTTAAGAGAATTATTTTTTACTTTTTCCCTTACAGAATTATCAAGCACAAATTTTACTCCCGGAACATCGTCTTTTTCTGTATCATTCATTACGGCAGGTTTTCCGTCAACATACTCTATAACTATTCTTGAGAAAGGAGCAGATATTTTAGGGTCTGGGGACAACGCATTTACCATGCAGTGTTCAGCAAACTTCTGTGCATAAGTCTTTCTTACTTTAATCTCCTGTCCGGTAATATTATCTTTTTCTGTATCAGTCATTTCCTGTTGCATGAGGTTTTTAAGACACTGACTTATAGCACGTTTTTCGAGTTTTGATTTTTTTGAGCTTCCCGAAGATGGTACAAGTACTCCCATAAACCTACTCCTTGTACTGCATTATATCCTGTATACCTACTCCGAGAGTGTTGCATATCTTCTCAAGGGTATCAGAATAAATGCCTTTTTTGCAGTGCATCCGGCTTATCTCACTTTTTGTAAGTCTGGTCATTTTACCCAGAGCAACCTGACTTATATGGCGTTCCACCATAAGTTTGAACATCGGTTTGTAATCTATCATTTCACTATCCTCATAAGTTCGTTCGGCTGGCAGTTGAAGAATCTGCACAGTGAATCAAGATGTTTCGTACAGAATACTCCACCGTTAATCATCTTATTCAGCGTAATAGGACATATCCCTACCTTCTCTGAAAGCTGTGATATATTTATCTCCATATCAACCATTTTCTTTGCCATAGGTACACAATCTATCATTTTTAATACTCCTATACATATATATAGCATACGTCTGTTAATTATGCAAGTGAAAAGTGTTTTTATACTTATTTAAGTTGACAAAGTTTAATAATCGTGATATATTAGTGTAAATAAGGAGATATCTGATAAACTACGACCATAATATGGTAACATGCGGAAAAATGGCAGTACAAACTGTAAGGCTTGTATTTGGAGAATGGGAATACAGGAAAGTTGTGGATACCGTTGTAGGCGGAAACTGTAGAGAATTCACAGTTATAGAACAGGCTGTAGAAAGCGTTTTTGATAAACTTGATTTGGATAATGACGATTCAGCTTGTATCTCTTTAAAAGATAATAATGGTAATATTTTAGATTGTTGTGATGAATAAGGTAAAGAATCAGAATGGCTTAAAGATATGCTCATATCTGCTGAAATAATTGATATTAAGGAATATAAATAAGGAGTAAAATATGGAAAATACGATTGAAACTTCATGCGGAGATATCGTACAGATATCATGCATAGATTCGGTTGGTAAAGTTGTTGAATGCAAATTTTCAGAGCCTGTATATAGAAAGATTTTATTCTGGGATATCCATGCAGCTAGAAATGTAAAATTGTTCGGCTCGACAAAAAGGGCTGAGTGTCTGGAACAGGACTCCGCTGACAGTTATGCCTCTGCCGCTTTGAAGGCGTAAGCCTTTATTGCAGTAAGCACACTGGTTGAAGCGAAAATAAGAAGCTGACTGACTTTAGTCTGTCAGTAGTTCACGGTTTCTTCGAACGTAACAATGAACATCAGAAATGGGTTGAATTAGGATATAAAAATGATATCTTAAAAAAATGGAACATTGATGTACCTGAATGCTTTGAGCAAAGAGGATATAAGCAGATAATGTCAAACGGAGACTTGCATTATGAAAATGAATTGTGGTTTTTCGGAGAATTAAAGGAGGATAATGATGGGAACAAGAGTCTATATTGATTGTGAAAATGTTTCCAGTCTTCTTATGGAAGAAGTGAAAAGGAACATAGAGAATATTGGTGCAGCAAATTCAGACATATTTGCATTTGCTGATTTTTCAAATAGAATAAACATGCACTGGAAACAATTTGTAGAAAATAATGGATACAACTTAATTCAGGTTGATAATCTTGGTACTGAATCAAGTGACATTATGATAATACTTGATATATTGGATTATCTTAGTGGTATTTGTTCATTGAACGAAGATAAAAATATTGTGGTAGTATCAAGTGATGGCATATATGCAAACATAATAGACAGAATACATGCTTACGGTGCAACTATAACTGGTATTATGACTGAACGAACCAAACGTGGATGGAGGAGAATGTGCGATAGATGCATCATAATAGGTGAAAGGACGCAAACTGAAACAGACTGGAAAAAAGTTGTACATAATATATTAGAAAACAACAGAGGAAATATATGTATAGAAATTCTTGGCGGTGAAATACGCAGATATATTCCAGATTTTGATCCAAAAAACATTGGATATAAAAACCTTAAAGAAGCGTTAACTGACAATGGATTTCTATTGTATATAAACAGGTGAAACTCAATTTCAGTTATGGAAAAATAGAACAAATAGAGAGGTATTGTATGAACGAAGAAATAGAACAGGTATTAAGATTGTGTTTGAGAGAAATGTATGATGCACATGTCCGTTGTCCCATTGATAATATGCCACCTGATATTGGAACTGCAATACAGCAGACACAATATGTATTAGGGAAATACACAGGACATGAAGAGCCTATGAATAACAAAGAATTTAAAAAATTTATGCATATTAATGATTGACATTTTTTTATCGTTGGAGTATATTTGGAATACGGACTTTTCACCCGTATTCCAAATAGCAGAGCGTTTTGCTCATATGCTTTTCAGCATTTCTTTGCTAT